GCCCCCACACCATCCGAGATGGTCGAGATGTGGGAAAGCCTGGTCGATGATTACGACCTGGCCGTCTATTACCTCGAGCAGGACGGCAACCTTACGCCCACCGATGCCCAGATCTACACCAAGATGGTGGGCGTGGTTCTGGTTGCAGCCACCAGTTTCGGCGGCGACTTCTCCAACTTCCGCCGTGAGGCGAGCTATCGAGGCATGAGCTGATGGGATTCCTCGATACCATCCTGAGCAAGTTCCGGTCGGCACCTGTCGACCGCTACGAGGGCGCGTCCAACTCGATCCGCCGGTCCTTCCTGGACACCAGCTACACCTCGGTGCGGTTCGATGTGACTGCCTCTACCCGGCAGCAGATCGTCCGAAAGTCCCGATTCTTCGAGCAGAACAACGCCGTCATGAACAGGTTGGGCGACCTGTTCGAGAATTACACCGTCGGCAGCAACTTCTCGGTGCAGCCGGCTTCCTCGAATCCCGACTGGAATCTCCGAGCTAAGAAATGGTGGGACACCTGGAGCCGCTACCCTGACATCGGATCCCGGCAGTCTTTCGGCACCCTGATGTCGCTGGCTGCCCGTGGATGGTTCTACGACGGGGAATCCTTTATCCTCCTGACCAAGGGCGAGACCGGCCGGCCCCGATTGCAGCTCATTGAGCCGCAGCAAGTGTCGACACCCGCTGGCCAGGAGGGCCTTCCCGATGTGTTCGACGGCGTCCGGTTCGACCCCAAGACGGGTCGGGCCATCTCATTTTATTGCGGCCAGGAGCAGCAGCAGGGACAACTTACCGACATCCGCTCCATTTCTTCCGACTCGGTTGTCCACATCTACGAGGCCCAGCGTGCCGGCCAGCTCCGCGGCCTGCCTTTTGTTGCCTGCGTCATCAACGACCTGCACGACCTGGACGATCTCCAGAAGCTCGAGATGGAATCCTGCAAGCTGGCCTCGAGCGTGGCCCAGGTGATCAAGACGAGCTCCGGCGAGGTGCAGGCCACCAGCCTCCGATCCGGTGTTGCTGGTTCCCAGGGGACCGCCCAGAACTACTACGAGAACATTTTCGGCGCCTCGGTCAAGGTGCTGAAGACTGGCGACGAGTTTGAGCAGTTCGCCGCTGACCGCCCCAACGTCAATATGCGCGAGTACTGGCGCAGCCTAACCGAGAAGGTCTGCGCTGGCGTCGGCATCCCTTACGTCCTGGTCTTTCCAGAGTCGATGCAGGGCACCGTCTACCGGGGCTCACTCGATATGTCTTCGGTGTGGTTCCGCAGCCGGCATCAGGTGATGGCCTCGGCCGCCCGACGTATCTGGGAATATGTGATGGAATACGCCATCCGCACCGACCCGACTCTCAGGGACAGCCCTGACGACTGGTACGAGGTGGCCATCCAGGCGCCCCGAGCCCCTAACGTCGACGTCGGCCGCAACTCTGCCGCCCAGCTAAACGAGCTTGGTGCCGGCATTACGACCTACGATGAGATCTACGGCGCCCGAGGCATCGACTGGCGATCCGCCCTGGAGGCCAAGGCCCAACAAGCCCGGTACATCCAAGACCTGGCGGTCAAGTACGGCCTCGATGTCTCCCAGATCTCGACCTCCCAAAAGCAGCCGATAGCGCCGGAGCCGGCCGCGGCCGCTCTCGAGCAGCCTCCTTCCGAAGAAATGCCCGAGCCGATCCCGGCCGAGCCCATCGAAGAGGTGGTTGCGGTGATCGAGCCCAAGAAGCGGAAAACCAGAGCCAAGAAAACCAATGACTAAAGTTACCAACTGGCTTTCCTACAGCCCCCGAGCCTCGGTCCATGAACCGGCGGTGCTCCAGATATTCGACCAGATCGGCGAGGACTGGTTCGGTGGTTCAGGCATTTCTGCTAAGGCATTCTCCGATGCTCTCCAGTCTGTAGGCCCCGGCCCCCTGGTGGTCGAGATCAACAGCCCAGGTGGCAACGTCTGGGACGGCCTGGCCATCTACAATATGCTTCGAGGCCGGCAGGCGCCCGTCACCACCCGGGTGGTCGGCATCGCCGCCTCGATTGCTTCAATTATAGCCCTGGCAGGTGACAGCATCGAGATGGCCGAGGCCTCGCTGTTCATGATCCATGACCCGTCTGGAATGGTGGCAGGCACCTCAGACGATATGCGGAAGATGGCCAACGCCCTCGACCAGCACGCGGAGATCCTGGCCGGCATCTACACCAAGCGCACCGGCAAGACCTCAGCTCAGATCCGCGCGGCAATGACCGCGGAAACATGGTTCACCGCCCAGGAGGCCATCCAGTTCGGTCTGGCCGACAAGACCACCGAGCAGCTCGCCATGGCCGCCTGCTGGCATCCTCGGGCAGTAACCAAAACCGCCCCCGAGACCGTCCGAAGCAATCTTCGCCGCGGCCTCGAGCAGTATGCCGAAGGCCTGGCCGGTGATGGCCTCGAGAAGCAGACCGTCCTGGACGCCGAGGCCCTGGTGGCCGGTGAGGCGCCCACCGAGGACAAGATCCGCACAGCCAACGCCTGGTGGGGACGCAATGAGCGCTTCCTCGAGGCCGAAGCCAACACCCCGGCCGATGTTGCAGCCAACCTCTGGGGAGGTGCCGCAGGCCGTGACTGGTTCAAGGCGCTTTATGCCCAGCTCGAAGTCGAGGAGGGCGAAACCACAGACAAAACACTTTCGACCGGCAGCACTAACGCTGCCGACGATGGCGCGACAACCGCGCCGACATCACAGCAGACACCACACAACATGACTGATTCCAACACCGTGGTGGCGGCCGCTCCTAGTGCGCCGACCGCCCTCGACATCGACGCCATCGTCGCCAAGGCCGTGGCCGCTGCCATCAGCGCCAAGACCCCCACCGCCGCCCCTGCACCGGAGCCCGTCGCCCCGGTTCGCATCGAGAACCTCGGCAATGCACTGCTCGAGAAGCACAAGGGCTTTCAGGCCGGCAATGACCGCCGCAAGTTCCTGGTGGCCAACCACTCCGAGCTGTTGCGCCAGAGCGCCATCCACGCCCCCCAGAACGCCAACACGTTCGCCTCGGGCCTGGTTGTCGATTATCTCGCCGACGCAGTGATCACCGTGGCCGCCACTCGTTTGGCCTTGGTCTCCGCTTTCAGCCGCAACGTCGGCCTGGACAACCTCCGGCCCCGCGCGTCCGTGCAGGTGAAGAAATATACCACCGGCACCGCTGCCCAGACCAACCCGACGTCCTGGGAAACCAACAACGATTCGACGCTGGCCGCCACCGCGGTCACCGTGAACCAGATCAGCAAGAACTTCACGGTAACCCAGCAGGAGCTTAACCAAGGCTTCATGTTGTCCGACCTGGCTGCCGGTTCTGCCGACCTGTTTGCCTACGGAATCAGCGACGTGCTGACCGCCCTGATGGTCTCGGGCAACTACGGCGCCGCGACTGTTATCGGCACCGCGGCCAACTTCGACACCTCGGATCTGCCTGCGATCCTGGCTCTGGCCAAAAACTACCGCAGCAAGAACCTCATCCTGGACGGTGGCCACATCGCTCGCCTTCAGTTCTCTGCCGCGAGCAACACCTTCCCCGACAGCCGCCTGGAGTTGCTGGCGAACGGCCGGTTCGGCTTCGACGTGGTCGCCGAGAACAACCGCTGGACCTCTGCCGAGACTAACACCGCTGGCTTCGTCTGCGGCCCTGATGCCATCGCCATCGCCTCCGGCCTGCCGGTCGGTATGATCGCCGGTGAGTTCCTCGAGCAACGCGCTGTCACCACCGCCAACGGCCTGAGCTGCCTGCTCTCCGTCTGGTACAGCCGCGCATCCCGCGCTCACATGGCGTCCTACGACATCATGTTCGGCGCCGCGGCCGCGGACACGACCCAGGCCGAAGTTCTGGTCACCGCTTAAGGTTACCCATGAGAATCGCCACAACCATCTCGGTGGACCGAAACGACAAGGCTAAGATTGTCGCCGGCCCCGAAGTCGATGCGTCACTCCAGCGCACTGCCTTCAACACCGCGACTATTCCTGAGGGAGGCAAACTGATCCTGTGGATACAGGGCAGTCTGGCACCGAAGATCCGCAAAGGTTAAACAACCAAAACTGGGGAGGCTGTTGGATACGCTGACAGCCTCCCCTTTAACCGAAAAACAATTTTATGGCCGTCCAAGCAGACATTTCCACAGAGTACAGCATGGGCCGAGAGGGCTTCGCGCTGGTGACTACAACCGCCGCTCAGACCGGCAACTGGGCTGGCTTGATTCCTACCGAGCCGACGGTGTTCACTTCCATTACGGGATTTGGAATATCCGGCACTTGGACATCCAAGACAATTCCGGCTGGCTTCCCGCTGGTTGGTAACATCACCGGCTTTCAAATCTCATCCGGTAGCGTTGTGGCTTTCCTCGCTCGCAGCTAATGATCTCAATCGGCATAGCACTCAATCGGTTGTTTGCCGGTCAAGCCGGTGGCACTGATGCGCCTGTGCTGCGTCGAGACGTTCTGCAAGAGGACGAGTTCTTTGTGCTGCAAGAAGACGGCACCGGAAAAATCGTCATCACCTTTGGCACTTTCGATTCTCTGTTGCGAGAAGACGCTGGTTTTCTGCAACAGGAAGACCTCTTTAAACTCGCAATCCAATCCAACTGACCTATGGCAGACTCTAAAATTACAGCACTAACGGCACTGACTGCTGCCGATCCAGTCAACGATATGTTTCCGGTGGTCGATGTATCCGATACGTCGATGGCCGCATCTGGTACGACCAAACGTATCAGTGCAAACAACATCCTCTCATCCTCGCCAACCGCGAGTGGAGCACTGACTGTCACCGGACTAGTTACCGCTGGCTCCGCCACCATCACTGGCGATCTGACGGTGGATACCTCGACGCTGAAGGTGGATTCGACGAACAATCGGGTGGGTATTCTGACCGCTACTCCCGGTGCGCCGCTTGATATTCTTGCAAACAATCTGGCTGACGCGATTTTGATTCGCGGAAACGACAATGCGAACGTAAGAATTCGTATGGTCAACAGCGGTGCCGGTGGTGAGGAGTTTGCGTTGTCTGCTGGAATTCCCAGTGCTTCAAACAGTTCATTTGTTATTCGGTCAGTGACTGCGGCAAGTAACCGATACATCATCAATCAGACTGGCGAACACGCATGGGCCACCAACGCTGGCACCGCCATGACCCTCAACTCTACGGGGTTGGGGATTGGTGTGAGTCCCGGAAGTGCTATCGGAAATCTTCAAGTTGGAGGTTCTGCTAATGCCAACCTGTACACTCAACAGGGGACTGATACGGTCAGAATTGGTGTCCGCGCCTCTGGTCGAACTGGAATTCTTTTTGATTCATCTAATGCTACATACACAAACCGTGCTTGGTATTTAGATAATGTCGGATCGTCTGGTTCGTTGATAATTGGCCGTCAGGGTCTTGATGTTATTACTTTTGATAACGTCGGCAATGTTGGCGTGGGGGTTAGCACGTTTGGAACCTCTGCCGCTAAGGTACTCGGTCTTGCAAACGCTACTGCTCCAAGCACTTCTCCTGCTGGCATGGGTCAACTCTACGTCGAATCCGGTGCGCTGAAGTTCCGTGGAAGCTCTGGCACCATCACCACAATCGCAGCCGCCTAATTTAAACCACCATGATTACCCTCTCTTGGATCATCGAACGCCTTCTCGTTAAACCCATCGAAGGCAGCAATCCCGATGTCGTGATTACCGCCGACTGGCGTTGCAACGGCACTCAGGATCAATACAGCGGCACCTGCTACGGCTCATGCTCGTTCCAACCGCCGTCTGGTAGTTTCACGCCATATCCCGACCTCACGCAGGAACAGGTGCTTGGTTGGTGCTACAGCAACGGAGTCGATCAAGTGGCTATTGAGGCGAACGTGACGCAGCAGATCAACGACCAGATCAATCCTCCTGTGGTGACGCTGCCGTTGCCGTGGGTGCCGGTGCCGCCTCCGGTTAAGGTTGCGGAGCCTGTTGTTATCGCTGACGCTCCCTCCGCATGATCAATATCGAACTCACCCAGGAGCAGGCCAATAGCCTCCTCCAACTCATCGACATTGCGGTTAAGGCTGGTGGCGTTGCTAACGCCCGTGCAGCCCTTCCGCTTGTGGACCTCATAGTCTCATCCGCACAGCCTAAATCCGAGTAATGGAACCAACGAACAGCAGCACCAGCCCTGGACTCAGCCTAGCAGCAGCGGCAGGTGCCACCGCTGTTTCGTTTATTCCAGCCCTCACTGACTGGGTTCGCCTTATCACCGCGCTCATTGGCTTAGCCTGCGCCATCTACGGAGCCTATAGGCTGTTCAAATCCAAATGAAAAACACGAAAACAACTCTCGCTGGTGTTGGTGCTATTCTGGTCGCTGTTGGTGGGGCTCTCAAGGCCCTGTTCGACGGTGACCCGACAACCAACCTCGACCTGACTACCACTATCGCCGCGGTCACCGCTGGTATCGGCCTGATCTGGGCCAAGGATGCCAAGGAAGCCGAAGTAACTAAGTCGTGAATTGGGTCTACCAGATCCTCAAGGCTCTGCTCGACTGGTTCCGCGAAACACCACCTACCGATGTTCAACACGGCCAAGCACCTCAACCCCTCAAGGATAATCTGGCTGCTCGTGTTGCCGATCTGCCTGGGTTGCCAGATGACCAGGGTGATCCTGGTGCCAAGCGGTGATCCTGTGATGCTGGCCAAGCCGGTGAAGGCCAGCGTCTATGCTTTCGATGCCGACAAGAAGCTGGTCGGGCCATCCCGGGTAACCCTCCCGGCCGGCTGGTACGTCCTACCCAAGAAATAAAACTATGGCCCAGCAAACGATCAACATCGGCACCATCGCCAACGACAACACCGGGGACACCCTCCGCGGCGCCGGCGAGAAGATAAACGACAACTTTACCGAGCTGTATGCCGCCCTGCCGTTGGTCACACCGACGACCTGGGTGCCGACCCTCATCGACTCCGGCGGTGGCCGCACCTTTGCCATCACCACCAACACCGCCCGACACACCACCATCGGATGTGTTACTACCTTCACCGCGGACGTCACCGTCAACTCGGTGAGCGGATCCGCTACAGGCAACCTCCGGCTGTCGCTGCCTGATGCCGTGACCTACGAGTCCGCCGCAGCGGTGTGGCTGACCAACGGAACCAACCAGGCCAAGACCGCCATCATCGCTCGCCTAATCGCCGGCACCAGCTACCTCGAGCTGTCGCACTTTGAGACCGGAGCCGCCGATAGCCTAGCCGCCCATCTCCAGGCCACCAGCCGCCTAATAGTCTCTGGCACTTACTTTACAACCTGATGACCACCATCGGCTCGAGTCTCCAGCAGGGCATGGCGGTGCTCCAGCAAATGCTGGGGGCGCCGATGTTCATCTGGCAGGGGACGTCGATCCGGTGCATCCCGGCAGCGGTCAACGACGCCACGTGCCCATCTCCGGTGGGTTCCAAGACAACGTGACATCGAGGATCCTGGTCATGTTCTCCGACTGGAAGACCTGCGACAGCACCCTGGTCTCAATGGATTCGACACTCTACACGCTCGACCAGGGGACGACCTTCTCTAGGCTACTCAAGGAGGACGGCCTGTTCGTTCTCCAGGAGAACAGCGACCGCATCGCCTTAACCTTCTGCAAGCCTCGGCCGGTGGTCGGTAGGACTCTGGTCTATCAAGGCCGCACCCTCCGCATCCTGTCCTGCCGCGTGGATGCCTCCGGCGCCTACTACAACCTCGAGCTGGGGGCAAAGACCAAGTGAAATTCGGAGTTAACATGACGGTCGACAGCGGCAAGTTCGACCTTGCCATGAAGCAGTATCTGCTGACGACATCGCGCGATTTGCACAAGGCGATCAACAGCCGGTTCTTCTACCTGATGGTCCGGCTGTTTGTCCTGGTGCCGCCCAAGAGCCCGGGCCAGGAGCGCCGGAGGATCGCTGACTACCTTGGGACGCCGGTTGGTGACATCAACCGCAAGTCTAAGAAGACCGGCAAGCGGGTTGGAACCTCAAGAATTCTCAGGAGAGTCCACCTTATCGTTCAAGCAAAAGCCGCTAAAAACCCAACAGCAAACCTAAACGGAGGCCATGGTCTTTACGGAAAAAGAATGAAGGCGGCAGCCTCGGCGCTGATGAAGAGATCCATCGCATCGGTTGGATACCTCAGGTCCGCAGTGGTAAAATCCATCAGAATCTACAACCGAGGATTCACCCAATTTCAAAGTCCTAAATGGAAACCGCTTTCTAAACCTGCCAGCTACAGAGCGCCCAAGAAAACAAACAGCGCTTTAGTTGCAATGGCCAATGAATATGGTCTTCCTCAAGAGAATGTAAGCATCCACAAAGGCACCGTTGCACATGGATTCCAGGCGGTTCCTGGATTCAATCCCACCGCTTTCGTTTCGATGCGTACAGGTGTGGCAGACAACCAGTACAACCGAGTGGCGCAAATCTACAACGAGGCAATGCAGAAGGCCATGGACGACGAGACGACCGAGATGGTCAACCACATGACCGAGGCCCTCCTGGCCAACGGCAAGGTTCTCGAAGACAACGGAATCTCAATCAAATGAACGCCGTAGCCCTAAGAGCAGAGCTTGCAGTCGCTGACTATCTGGCGGCCGCCAACTGGTCGGCCTCCGGCGCCGGCACGCCCACCTGCCTCACGTCCTACAGCCGCGGCCTCTACGACGACCCAGACGACCAGGACGTCATGCCCAACTTCCCGCGCCTGGTTGTCTCGACCAATTCAGCCAGGCCAATGCAGCGCACCGATCTGACCTGTGAGATCGAGATCGCCGTCGAGCTACAGCTATCTGCCGACGACACCGACGAGGCTGCTGTGCTGACCACCGTCCAGGTGCTCGACAACCGGATCCTGCCGCTCTTCGACGACACCGGGGCCTCTGCTCTCAACGCGCCATCAAACGACCCCAGCGGCCCTTTTACGGCGCAATTCGCCGCACCTCTGGACTTTGGTGCATCCTCAATCTCTAATCGGTCCAGGACGTTCACCAGGACTTTCACCCTCTACTGTTCGGCAACCACCTAACCACCCACACACATGGCTAATTCACAAGGACTCGCATACCAATTTGGTTCACCGGCTTCGGTGACGATGTTCGACACAGACAACGCAACCGCAGTTTTCACCGCCCTGGCTTCGATTGAGAGTTACGACCTGACTCACGAATCCGACACCGAGGAGGTTCGCAACAGCGGTGGAGAAGTGGTGGGTCACATCGGCTACAACGAACGAGTGACCCTGAACCTGAACATGATTCCCTCGGGCGCCAATGCAGCCGCCGCCCTGGCCTTCTGTTCACTGGCTCCGGTCAATGGAACGGTTTCAATCACCGGCGCTCCAGTGATTAAGATGATGGGTGTAGCCGACGTCATAAACAGCGGCCGGTTCATCTATGCCGGAGGTGGTTCGGTCAAAATGACCCAGAGCGGCAAGGCTATGGTCTCGATCACCGTGAAGAGATTTAAGAACCTCACCACCGCTGCCGCTGTCGCCCTGAACGTGTGAGCAGCCTGGCCGACATCCTAAGCGCAACAGCCAAGGCCTGTCCGATGGTGATCGGGCTCCGCATGGTGCCCTTTACTGTCGGCCACGCAATCCTGCTGCATCGGCTGGGATCCCCCTTCGTCACCGGAGGCCGGGCCACCGCTAACGACCTGGTCGAGGCTGTCGTCGTGTGCAGCCAATCTGCCGAGGAGTCGGTCAAGACCATGGCCTCAGTCTTCCGGTGGGTGCCGCTCCGGCTGATGCGCAAGAAGGTCAGCAAGTCCGACATAGTGAAGGAGTGCCACACCCTCCAGGAGTGGATCGGCGACAAATCCGACTGTCCCGAGGTTCTGAGGCAGCCCGGTGCAGGATCCAGGGAGGCGGCCATGCCCTGGCCCGAAAGGCTGCTGGTTGGCCTGGTCGACATTGGATTCACCGAGCAGACGGTTCTAAATATGCCGGTGAGCGATGCCGAAAGATTCTTCCTGACCAATGCAGAAATGCACGGTCAGGTCGAGCTGTGGAACGATAAGAACGATGCCCTCTGGCGCCTGGGTCAAGAACGGGAGACAGTAAGGAACTAACAAATGGCCATTTTCTCACTCATCGCAAAGCTCGGCCTGGACGGTTCGGCCTACGAAAGCGGCTTGAAAAAGGCTTCGAGCACGACCGACAAGTTCCGGCAATCGGTAGGATCTCAGCTCGGTGCGGCGCTATCTGTTGCTGCCATCGGCGCCTTTGTCTCCAAGGTGATTCAGACAGTCGACGCCATCGGCGACCTGTCCGAGCAACTCAACATCAGCACCGACGACGTCCAGCGCCTCCAGGTGCTGGCAGGCCAAACGGGTGTTTCCTTCGAGGCTATGGCTAAGTCTATCACAGCGGTCAGCCAGGAGCGCCTCAAGGCTATTGAGGAGGGAGGCAAAGCCCGGGAATACTTCAAGACACTAGGATTTTCAGTCGCTGAACTTAACGATGCGAGCATCTCTAACATTGACCTGATATCGAGAATGGGTCAGGCGCACAAGGATGCAGGCAGCAGCGCACAGACTCAGGCTGCCATGATAGCCATCCTAGGCGAGAAGGCATTCAAGGCAGCCGGAGCAATGTCTAAGATAAAAGAGATGGGTCCAATTGACGTAATTTCTAAAGAACAAATTGATCAGGTTGGAAAATTAGCAGACCGCATGGATGAGATACAAAGACGTGGTACTGTTGCTGCAACACCTTTAGTCACATACCTTGGAGATCAACTTGAAAGTGATTTTAAAGAAATTATAAATACACAACAGGCTTCCAACGAGCTTTTTACAAAGTATAGAAAAAACAATGAACTTTATAGAACTGGCTTTGGAGGAGCGCTAAGGCCATCTGAAGGTGTTGGTGGAGGTTTAGATGCATCGACAATGCCGCGCGGAACCATCGGCACAATAGACAGCAGGGCAAAACGCGAGACCTCAATGTTCTCAACGGAAGCGCCTCCTGGATGGGTTAACACCCTGGTGGGTCAAATTAAGATTCAGACCAACGAGACCCGTGCGATCCGAGTAAACACCGGCAGAACAGCTCAGGCTGTCGAATAACATGGCAACACTCCAAGGCTCACCAAACCCAAACAACTTCGAGTATATCGAGGTCAGCCGCGCCTACGACAACAACGGCAACGGCCGGGTGGTGCAGTTAGTTTTCCGCGGCGACAAGGACACCCTCCGCATCGCATCGGCCCAATGGGTGGCCCTGGGCGCCAAGTACAGCATCCGCGAGGACGGCCCGTATTCCGAGGCCACCGTCACAATCGGAGGAAGTTCCTTCGACCCGGGTACACCAATCCAAGACCAGTCGGCACCGATTCCTGGAGAAATAGCAGACATCCGCTACGAGTTCCGAACCGACTACCTCGATGTGTCGGTGTTTGCTCTACCGGCGGTCGACCGGGAGGCCAACAGCACGGGTAATCCAAACCTCTACAAGACGGTCATCGAGACCGCAGCAAAGAACGGTGAGCTTCTATCGCAGAGCGAGACCAACCTGGGCAACGCAACCACCTTCCCGATGGCCAACAAAGTCTGGCAGATGCTCTACCGAGGCCAGGACACCTTCCCGATTGCTCGAGTGAGTCTGACCAGAATAGCCACTTTCTCAGGCAACCTAGGCCTGCCTCAAGTTCCCAACGGAATCCCGCCTGTCTACACGCCCGAATCGTTTGCTGTAAATTGGAACCTGCCATTTGCGGTGACGAGAATGCTTCCTAAAGTTCCAACCGATCCGGCCACGGGGCAAATATTAGCACCCTTCGGCACCGTGTGGGGCTGGAAGCAGACCAACTTCTCAACTAGCCTGGTCAACAAAACTAACCAGGTTGAGCAGGTCATCGCATGGACTTTCGCACCTTACGACACACTAATCTATCCGTTCTTCTAACATCTACCCACTAACACTATGGCAGACGAAATCCAACTAACGGCCCGGCTGTACGCCTCCAAAAACGGCGCTTTCCTACCCTCGGTCACCTACACCAAGAGCAGCACGATGGTCGGCACCGACATGGGCAGCCAGACTCAGGTCATCGGCCTGACGGTCGAGGCCCTCGATGTCCCGGTCGACGTGACCAGCCCCTACAAACTCCTGATCTCTAATCTGGACACTACCAACTATGTCGAGATGGGATTCGTGTCCGGCACCTACACGATGCGGATCCCGGCCGGCGAGACGCTGCTGATGCCCTATGTCAGCGCCACGCTCTACCTCCTGGCCAACACCTCATCGGTGACCGTCCAGGCCACCTTCTGCGAAGTTTAAACCACCAACACCATGGCTAACGAAGTCGAGATGTCCGCGCGGCTTTACGCCTCCAAGGGCGGCGCCGTAATCAACTCACTGTCCTATAGCGCGATTGCCAACATGACCGGCACCGACATGGGACAGCAGACCCAGGTGGTCGGTACAAGCGACGAGACTCTGGACCTCACCGCTGACCTGGGGACGCCCTACCGCCTCCTGGTGGTCAACCTGGACCTGGTCAACCCGGTCTCTATCGGGCCTTCCTCACCGTACTCGTTTCAGGTGCCTGCCGGGCAGTTCATCCTGATCCCATGGGTCGATGCCACCATGTACGTCAAGGCCTCCAACAGCCCCGTCAAGATCTTTGCCCAGTTCTGCGAGATCTAACCAGCCATGGCCATTCAACTGCCCTCCAAACTGGCCGAGACCGGCCTTAAGGCAGACCATGCCCGGGCCATTAACCAGCTCATCGAGGCTGTTCGACGGGTCCAGCTCGTCGCCGGGCCTGGCCAACGGGTCGAGCAGAACGCCAACGGCACGACCCTAAAGACCCCGGTGATGTCGACAACGGTGCAGACCTCCGAGGAGTCCTGGTTCTACTGACCCATGCCCTACGCTACCGACAGGAAAGACAAGATGTTCACGGCCTACAACCTGAACACCTTGTACAGCCGGTTCGACGCGAAATGTCGGGCAGCGTTGAATGAGATGGGTCCGCTGTGGGCCCAATCGAGATTCCAGCCCTTCGATCAATGGTCGGCGCCGTTCCCTTACGGTGTGTGGTATGTCTACCGGAACGATCCGCAGACGGCCATGCGCCTGCATGACGACGGAGGAGTGCCTAACCCGTCCATTCCTGGCATCGGCTACTACCGCGACGAGCACAGCCAACAGGCAGCCAAGATCGCCCTGTCGAAGCTGGAGAACAAGTACCTGGACACAGCCGGAGGCCAGGTCTACGTCGACCACCACAGCACATCTGGCGATCCTTTTACAGCCGACGTCGGATCGATTCACTACAGCTTCGAGCTGCTGCGCCGAGAGGTGGCCGGCATCCAGTACGACGTGCACCTCGGCTGGGATCCTCAGGCCGGTTCAGGCCTGACGTCCTATGTCCGAGGCAGCCTCGGGCCTTCCGACCCCACACTGCCTCCTGGTCGGATCCACAAGCACAAGCTGGCTGTCGCCGAGATCGCCATCGAGGGCCTGACCGTCTTTCGTATCCTCAACACCTACCAGCGTTACGACTGCTGGCGGGTGCACAACTGCGGCACCACCACCGTGCAGGTGCTGCTCCAGCTACCCGATGGCAACGCCGATAGGGAGTTTGTAGGCCCAGGGCAGGTCCGAGCATTCCGACGCCGCAAGGACGGCACATGGGCCACGCGCTGGCCTAACGGTGGCTTCTGTTACCATTTCTTCCCGTACTTCCCGGGTGACGTGCCGTATTTCGCCGAGGGACCGCCGAGCTGGCAGATACCCAACACCTCGCCGTTCCTGGCGCTGGAACGGTCGGCCCAGGCCAACAACGTGGCCAACCCGTTCATCATGTTCGACTGGCTGCACACGATGGGCGCCCAGATCGATCCGACGGTGCAGCACGACATCCGGCAGGTGTACCCCCAGACCTACGCCGACCCCGGCGACCACAGGCAGCAGCTCGGCGACCTGGTGTTCACCTGGGGACGCGCACAAGTCAGATACACCATCGACCCAAATGGCACCAATCCGACCTATGAGGATCGCGAAGTCAACTTCCCGGGTGTTGGGAGCTTAGTCCAAAGGCTGGAGGCGCTTGGCATTACTGTCGTCCAAAACCCGACCAGCATCACCCTCACCAGCCGCCGCGGTTACTTCCAAATCACACCCATCGACTGCAACATCTTCAACAACGGAGAGAGTCCAGTCTGGGAGATTAGCACGACACCAATAACAATTTCGACGGTCTACCCTCCATCCAGCGGCACCAGCTCATTCTGGTCTGCCGGCAATGAGGCAACGATCTTTGACAAGGCGCTGGATGTGCGCCGAAAGCTGGCTGTTGAAGCTGGATTCCTTGCCAACTACGACGACGTCCACGACATCACCGAGGATCGGGTCGGCCTACTCAGGCTTACGCCCCAGGGGCTGGCCTGTAGCGTAGGAAGCCCGATAGGCATCGACGGTAATCTGCTGATTGATTTCGAAGCCTACGCGACGTCTACACAGCTTTACGTCAAAAGCCGCAACGCGGGATATGGCGTCGGTGCATGGACCAACTTCTATTTCGAATCAAAAACCGACACGGTCCTGATTGCTCCATCGAGAAATTCAGGAGCAACATCTCCTGGGATACCGTGGCAGAATATGTTCCCCACCAAGATCGGGGACTCGATTCCAACCTCGTCGACAATCTTTCAAGGGGCCATCAATGCGGCCTACATCCCACCAGGAGGGCCTTGGGGATTCAGCTCAGGCAACTACGACAACGAGCTGATGCGAGCCACCTATGGCGACCCTGACTATCAATCAAACAGTGGCTACGAGGCCGACTTCTGGGTCAACAAATGGGGCGGTCCAAACGGTGTGGATGCCTCGGTTCGGATCCTAGGTAGTCCAAACAAAACTCCGAAGTTCGCCGTCAAACCCGACGGGCCTAATTCCTCATTTGTCACCGTGGTTAAGGTCGCCGTCGACGACGTGTTCAGAGATCGACGAAATGCCCGGTTTGCTTCGACACTTCCGCTTTCAATGGCTTCGCCGGTCAATGCAAACGCTGATTATCTGACGTCCATCAAGTTTGACTGGGAAGGTAACACCTACATTTTCGCGATACCCTATGTCGCCCGTAACCTTTTAAACGGCGGACCAGGCTGCGGCCCATTCTTCCACAAGATCCCGAAGAGCGCCTGGTTGTGGAACCTGCTGCAATGGCGCCTCGATTCTTGGACGCAGTCGCCGTGCTTGTGCACGCAGAACTTCGCCCCGGGCCTGCCTGCATTCTTTGGCACCGGGTACGAGCCCGACTTCGACCTGGATGCCTGGTATCTCGACCAGGCCGGCTACGATCTTCTAAGCGGCTACGGCGTCCAATGCTTCCGAGGCGAGGACAGCTTTTCGACCGAGTATTTCTTTGTGCCGCCTGAGAACTTGCAGACCTGGTGCCGGAAGTTCGGCTTCACGTCGGGCAACTGGCAGACCGAGAACGGGCAGCCGACCGAGTTCCCTGCGGTGGTTGCGACCCGAGTCAAAGACTACCGGAGCTACTCGCAACGAGAGACGCAGAAGGTCATCTCCTACTTCGACGCAACGGCCAACGCTCAGGAATACATGACCTTGAGCTTCGTTGATCTTAAGGGAATTTGACCCCTGTTTGACCCCTGTAAACATTGGGTTTTCTCTCAAATCTACAGAAAAACAGTTTTCTCTGTAGACGAAAGGCTGGGCATCGCCCATCTTGATCACGTCGAAGGCAACAAAAACAGCAAACCAAAGCAAAACATGAGCAAGATCACCGTCCGATACGAAAACACCCCCACCACAGAAGAGCGCACTGCAATCGTTCTTTTAAAAACTGGTGCAGACCTTGGCGAATTGACCCGCCAACAAGCCGCTCAGATTCTGCGAAATGCAGTTAACTCGGCTTACGTTCACATTGGTGGCGGTCACATTGCACTCTGCCGCGGATGGGATCGGGTGGCTCTTGTGACCAGCAACCATCCCGATTGGAACTAATTCAATTTACGCCCGGGTGGGGCGAATACCACCCAACCAGGGGCGCGACTGGCCAACGCGCAAACAACCACCACCAAAGCAAACAACAGCAACACCATGAGTAACATCCTCTTCCAACCCACCACCTGCATCCACTGCCAAGGACCGCTGCCCGAAGACCGAGAGATGGGCAACTTCTGCTCGATGCCCTGCTTCCAGGCATTCGACCATTCCAACGGCGACCTGCACGACTACAAGTCGGGGATGTACATCCGGCCGGCGACACTGGTCGAGGCCGAGACTAGCGCTGTGGTAGCCATAATCGACGGCGGCCACGGCATCATCGTGGTCGATGGAATCTCCTGCTACGTCCAGCCATGAACCTGACCAACCTCATCACCGCCCTGATGCTGGTCGAGAGCAGCAATAACGACCTGGCCATCGGTGACCAAGGCCGCGCCATTGGCTGCCTCCAGATTCACAAGGCCGTTGTCCTGGACGTCAACCGGATCACCGGCAGCCATTACCGGCACCAGGACATGACCAACCGGGTGGCAGCCCGAGCAGTCTGCCAGGCCTACCTGACCCACTACGGCCGCGGCGCCACCACCGAGCAGTTGGCCAGGAGATGGAATGGGGGCCCGACTGGCGACCGCAAGGCT